GCCTGTTGCATACCGTACTACACTAGAAGATAACATTGTAGGTATAGGTACAACAGGGAATGGTTTATTTGTAGGTACAGAAGGTAATCCATATTTCATACAAGGTGTAGATCCACAATCTATGACTTCTATACGTATAGAAGCAGCACAGGCTTGTTTGAGTAAAAGGTCTATGGTTGATATGGGGCCATATGTTATTTATGCATCTCCAGACGGCTTAGTTGCTGCAGCTGGTACTGATGTAAGAGTTGCAACAGAAGGCATAATTACTCCAGAACAATGGCAAGCAGATTTTTATCCATCAACAATACAAGGTTTCTTATGGCAAGGTAAGTATGTAGGATATTATGCTAGTGGTTCAAACTTTGGAGGATTTATATTTGATCCTAGAGGTGGTAAAAATGCTCTTACTACCCTTACTCAAACTTCTTCTACAAGTACAAAAGGTGGGCACACAGATCCCGATACAAACGAATTGTATGTAATCGAAGGAAGTAATGTAAAAGAGTTTCAAGGTAGTACTACAAATGAATCACTTACGTTTAAGACAAAAGAATTTGTACCTAGTAAGCCAACTAAAATGGCTTTTGTAAAAATAGAAGCGGAAGCCTACAGTGGAAATGGTATTACAGTAAAAGTATTTGGAGATGGTAGTTTGTACTACAACGCTACAATTACCGCTTCAGGTAGTTCTTTTAGTGTAACAGGCGCTACTCCTAGTTTTAGTGCAACTACAATATCTGAACCAATTCTTAGATTACCCTCTGGTATTTACAAAACATACTCTATTCAAGTAGAGGGGGCACATACAATCAATGAGATTTGTATTGCAGAGTCTATGGATGAGCTAAGGGGTGTGTAATGGCTACGTCGGGAACAAAAGTACCGTCTATAGTATCTGTACCTAGTAGAATAGACCCACAATTAAAAAACCACATGGTTTCTATTCAAGAAGCCGTAGAGATAAGATTAGGACGTAGGGGAGATCCAAGAGATAGAGCAATAACTTTAAGAGAACTTATTGATTCTGGTTTAGCTGAAGAACTTTTAGATAATCCTTTTGATCCTAATGCTGGAACGGGAGTCGTGGACTTTAAACCACGTACTGTAACCGATACTACAATACCGCCTGTACCTACTGGAGTCAGTGCTTCAGCAGCTTTTACAACAGTAGTTGTATCTTGGGATGCCCCACAGTTTGGTAATTTTGCATTTGCGGAGATATATAGAGGTACAAGTAACGACGTAAGTGCCGCTGTTTTAGCAGATACAACAACGGCTAATGTTTGGTCAGACTCTGCAGATTACAATCAAACATTCTACTATTGGATTAGATTTGTATCTACTTCAGATATAAGAGGGCCATTTGCTAATCCTGTAAATGCTACGACTGCTATAGATATAGCAGCGGTTATGACTAGTTTGACTCAAACTTTAGCTGACTTGCCTGGGTATTCTGCAATTACTAATTTAGTTACACAAGGGGCAGGAGAAGTTATTAGGAGCTCATCTGCTCCAACTACTAGAGGTGACGGAAGTAGTGCTATAACTGCAAATGATCTTTGGTTTGATACCGATGATGGTCAAGTTTATTGGAGAAACGCTGCAAACAATGCTTGGGTGGCGGGACGAGATGCTACGTTAGTTAACTTAGTAGGTACTAGTAGTTTTACAGGCTCTACTTTAACTGCAGCTACAGCTTCAGCACAACAAGATATTGCTACGGTAACTAATCAGTCTAATGCAATTGCTACAGACCGTGGCACTTTATTGGCTAGTTTAAACTCTTCTAATAGTCGTACAGATACTTCTTTAGCAGCAGCTATTGCGCATGAACGAACTGTTAGAGTTAGTGCCGAGGGTGCGAATGCAACTTCTATTTCTAATTTAACTACTACTGTTGGTCAAAATACTTCTAGTATTACTAGTGTATCGAATGCAGTTGTAGATGGGACTTCTGCTAGAGCAGCTCATGGACTTTCAGTTAATGCGAATGGTGCTATTGCTGGTATGTATCTGATTGCTGACTCGAGCAATGCTTTACAAAACAATACTAGTAGTTCAAATATAATTTTTGAAGCAGGTCAGGTAACTATTCGTAACCCACATGGTAATAACATCGTGCCATTTACTGTACTCACAAGTACCGATGGTAGTGGTAACCCAGCGGGTGTTTACATAGATACTGCTTTTATAAAAAATGGTGCTCTTGCTAGTGCGCAGATTGGATCTTTAGCTGTAGATAAATTATCAGGGAGTTTTGCTACTTTTGCTAGTGTTATGACTGGTACTTTAAGTGGCACTCACATAACTGCAAATACACTTACGTTAAGTCAATTAAATTTTGATAGCACAAGCGGAAATGCAACTATTACTGTCAGTGGTAGTGGCTCCAATGCTGTCTTAACTATAAGAAGTGGTGGGATTGTAGTTGATATGATTGGAGCTAACCAGATTGGAAAGATATCTTCTACTGATAATCTTAATCAATCTTACACTCAGTCTAGTGTTAATATGGCGAGTTTTACTAATTCATCACCTTTTCACCTTTTTATAAGCACAGATAAGTTTGGTATTGCTACGAGCACTACATATATGGGTGGATCTACCACTGGGCAAATACAATTAAATGTACTAGGAAATACTATTAAAGAAAGTGGTACTTATGTAGTTACTGTTATGATGCAAACTTCTGGTAGCTCTACCAGTAGTAGTCGATCAGGAATGGCAATAAACATAACAGAAAGTACAAATAGTAGTTCTGTAAGTACAAACCATGCCAATAGCTATTTTAATTTTGCCACTGGAGAAATGACAGGAAATGATGGGTTTCATTTTGCTCCTAAAATTAGACAAGAACAGGTAACCTTTACAGCAGGGCGTAGTTATCAAATTGCTGGGTTTTTCTATGGTAAAGGAATAGGTAATCCTCCAAGTGGTGGTTCGCCTACTGTTAGTTCTTTTATAAATATCTCGAGGTTAAACAAAGTATAATGAGTAATTTAGAGGCAGGTAAAAAATATACTAAGTATAAGACTGCAACTGGTGAGATTACAGGGCAGTTTGGTGCTAGTGGTAATGATCAACCATTTTCCAATTTTGTAAAAGATGGCGAAAGTTATATAGAAGGAGAGTATTTAGCAAAGCATTACAAAATAGTGGATGGAGCTGCTGTTACGGTAGGTGTATCTAAACTAAGAGAGCAAGCTATATCTGAAATGAAAGCAGAACGAAGAGATAGGCTATATGAGTCGGACTGGACACAGGGAGAAGATAGCCCTTTATCAACAGAAAAGAAAGCAGAATGGGCAACTTATAGACAAGCGCTGCGAGATTTACCAGATTCACACACTAATATAATAAACATAGACAACGTAGTTTGGCCGGAGGAACCAGAATAATGGCATATACAAGACAAATACTTAGTAGCCTAAGTGATTCAGACTTTGATCGTTTGTATGACGAAGATAATATTATTGAAAGTTATTACAAATCTGCAAGAGGTTGGGACCCTTCAGACATAAAGGCTAATCTAAAAAAAGCTTTTGTTGATGCTATAGCTGGTAGTAATCAATATGTCGTGGGTTATTATCACGACGATCTACTTATACAAATACAGTTTTTAAGTAAAACAAATGAACTTGATGGTCAAACTAGAGCACGTGTAGGGCATGTGTTAAAGGCTAAGAATAAAAGCGGTACTAAAAGTTGGATCTATGATGCAAGTATTGCAAATGGTATGACTCCTACAGCTAAAGCATTACACGCGGAACAAGATGTTATAGGTTTATTTTTAGAGACTCAAACTAAAGAGATGTACGACCTTATGAAAGCTGGGGCCAATAGTGATCTTAATTTAACTGAAATACAGCCTTATAATGACAAGACTAAAATAGCTATATTTGTAACAGATTTTGGCTTTGATTAAAAAATAGAGTAAAATTTAATTATGATTAACAGACCTATAAATCACAAAGAACCACATACGTATAAAGATATTTGTACTAAAAAGTATTCTACTGTTCCAAACCATGATGGCTCAGTGCCAGGAGAGGGCCCGAACAAAAACTTTGTTGACACAAAATCTCATCGTAAATTTAAAAACACTAAAGCGGAGTATTAATATGGCGTATTCATATGGCCCAAAAAAGAAAAAGAAAGGCATGACTAAAAAAGCCAAGCCTATGAAAATGAAAGGCTACGGCAAAAAGAAGAAGAAGTGAAGAAACTATCTCCTAAACAAAAAAAACTTGCTAGAGCTGCTAAGCCTCGTAATCGTATTACAGGCGCAGATTTTAAAGCTCTAAAACGTAAGAAAAAAAGGAAAAAGTAAATGCCTAGTAGGTTGGAAATTCTGTATGCACAGAAAGAGAGCCTTATTGGCCAACGTGCACAGGTTACTTTAGATTTAGAAGTCTTTTTAGAGAACCCAAACTCTATTCCAGAACATACTGCTTACAGTGTAGAAATAGATAAGTTTGTTGGTGTAATAGCAGAAATTAATGATAAAATAAAAGTAATTGATTTTATGATTAAAAAAGGAGAAATCGATGGCGAATAGAATAAAAATGGGTCCTAAAAATAAAATGATAGGCGATATGGAAGTAGCAGAGTTTCAAATGAAACCAAATGTTCCTAACAGCGCTAATGACAAAATGATGGATCCGATGCAACAAAAGAAAATGCAATTAGGCATGATGCCGTCTATAGGTGAATCTATGGACACTTATAAATCATATTAAGGAGTAAATATGTCAATTATAATTAGTTCAACTACTAGTGAAGATAAAGACTTAGTTTGGGAAAAAGACGAAAAAGGTAATCACACAATTACTCTTTACCAACTACCTAAAAAGGGAGATGGTGAACCTAAAAAAATTAAATCTATGAGTATTAAAAATGGCTAGAATGAAGAAAAAACCTTCTATGAAGGCAAAAAAAGTCTTAACTAAAAGGCAACAAGACACTTTGAAAAGGCACTCAAAACATCACACACAGGCCCACATGAAGTTTATGAAAAGACGTATGCTCATGGGAGACACCTTTAGGGCCGCACATAAAAAAGCGCAGAATAAAGTAGGCAGATAATCATGGCTCGTAATTATCGTTCTGAATACGATAACTACCACTCTAGCCCTGCCCAAAAGAAAAGACGAGCTGCTAGGAACAAAGTGCGTAGAAAAATGATGCGCACTGGTAAAGCAAAAAAAGGTGATGGAAAAGATGTACATCACATTGACGGAAATCCTCTGAATGATTCTCCAAAAAATATTAGAATGGAATCTAAGAAGTCTAATAGGTCATTCCCTAGGACGAGAACATCTCGTAAAAAAAGGGTAAAATGAAATGATTAATAACGGAGAAAACTATGCCAAGAGCAAAGAAAAAAACTACCAAGAAAAAGGGTGCTACACCTACTAACAAAGCTTTATACGCAAGAGTAAAAGCTGAAGCTAAAAGAAAATTTAAAGTATATCCAAGTGCATATGCAAATGGTTGGTTGGTGCGTACTTACAAAAAGCGAGGGGGCGGCTATAGATAATGCCTGCGATAGAGTTAAACGAATACTATATAGAACTTATAGGGTTTTTAATAACCTTATTGGTTGGTCTTGGTATTAAAGACTGGGCTGGAAGTTTTATAAAAGGTTTAGCTTTTCGTTTTAGTGGTGCTTTTAAAGAAGGGGATAGAGTTCTTTTAGACAATGAGCCTGCTATGGTTGTTAAGATTGGTTTAACTGAAAGTGTATTTGGCATATATTCAGAAGCTGGATATACTTGGAGATACATACCTAATCAAAGGATCCCTATGTTAAAATTAGCTAAAGTGGTGGATCCTGAGTTACATCCCGATACAAGGGAAGAGAAAGCACGTAGGATAAAAGACTTATTGGAAAAAGATGGCGAGTAGAAAACCAACAGGAGGACTAACAGCCTGGTTCGGCAAGGGCAAGAAAGGTGACTGGGTAGATATTGGTGCGCCTAAGAAAAAAGGTAAGTTTCAAGCTTGTGGTAGAAAATCTGCTAAAGGCAAAAGTAAAAGAAAGTACCCGAAATGCGTACCAAGATCCACGGCCAAACGTATGACAGCTGCACAAAGAAAGAGTGCAGTAGCTCGTAAACGTAGAGCAGGCAACCCAGGTGGTAAACCAACTAATGTTAGGACTTTTGCAAAAAAGAAAAGAAAAACAACACGTAGACGTAAGAAGTAATGGCAAGAAAAGCAGGTTTTACTGTTGTAAAACACCAACCAGTAACTGGGGCAAGAGGAAAGAAAACTTCTATAGGCAGGCACAATAAGGGCTTTTCTCACATGAATAAGTCAAAACGTAGAAGTTATAAAAAATATAGGGGACAAGGTAGATAATTCT